ACTCGTATATTTACGCCACCACTCACGTTTTAATATTGCACCTTCTTCTGCTGTAGGGTTCTGCATCCATTGTGCATTCCATTTAGCAACAGGCAGGGTTGCTTTTACTTTTTCTAATTCATCTAACTTCCAATACTCAGGCCATACAGGTTTAGCTATCTTTGATCCTTGATCCATGATTGCTGGAAATTCGACCACGTGCCATTGATCAGCTTTCGCCTCTGTTTGATTTTTAACCAACATACCTGTTAGATCTTTTGTACTCCATCTAGTCATAACCAAAACTATCTTACCACCAGGCTGCAAACGTTGACGAGGTCCTGATGTATACCACTCATAGGCTGATTCTAATGCGACCTTAGACATTGCATCTTGTTCACTATGTGGGTCGTCAATGATTAATAAATCTGCACCACGTCCAGTGATTGCACCACCAACACCAGCTGCAAAGTATTCACCCCCTTGTGCTGTCTCCCAACGTCCC